TGGAATCAGTGAAGTTCTTGAAGGTCAGGATACCCATGAGCTAAACAGGACTGCGTTTCGTTTACCGTCACGTCTGATTGCCAAGAAATACCTATTTCGGCAAATCTATCGTGGTAGTGGATATGCCTACGCCAACGATCCCGAGTTCATGCACGTCTCGAAAGATCCGAAGTTCTGGGATCAGGTAGGTGAACGCTTCTGGGAGAAGTATAGCCACATCGACCGGACACATAAGGTGTGGGCTGATAGGGTTATGCGTGGCCAGACGTTGGTAGGACCCCTGGGACGGGAATGGGTCGTGCCAATGAAGACTTCGTGGCGAGGTGAAGTGCAGGTACCGTGGACAACCCTGTCTAATTACCCCGTACAGGGCACAGGAGCCGATGTAATGATGATAGCCAGGATCTCCCTACACCGGCGCATAAAAGCCGCTCAGATCCCCGCTATTCCAATCCTGACGGTACACGACAGTATTGTCTACGACACTCCTGACGAGTATGTGGAACAAGTTGTCAACCTGTTTCATCAGGTGTTTGATGACTTGATTCCCAACATCAAGAAACTGTTCGGCTACGAGTGGGTAGTACCACTGGAATGCGAGACCAAGATCGGTCCCCGCATCAGCGAAATGAAGGAAGTTCCAAGGACTGACAAATGACTAAATATCGTGTGTGGTATTCGTTCGATGACGACACCAAAGACTTTGGTCTAGATGTAGATGCGGTGGATGTCGAGGCTCCCACGGTCCGGGATGCCAGGAACCTAGCCAGGCTCAAGATCGCGGCGGCCGAGCCGGAGCTAGACTTCCGTATTGACGACGTATGTGTGTTGGATTCACGCAAATCTGTTTACAAACCCAAGATTATATGATATACTAATAGGCATAGGCTCAAAGATGGCGCAGCGTGGAAGGACACGCGGGGATGAGACACGGATGACGGCGTAAGCCGCACATCGAGGTCGGGAGATGGAAGAGTTGTCTGTCCATCGTAACCTTGGGAACCCGATTCTGCCCAAAGGCCACGGAGCTGGTATCGAGTCCAGCCGCCATCACACCTCGGAGAGACGGGGCGTTCAATGTAACCGATCCATACGATAAAGGGATGCCGGCGGCGGAACCGGCAAAGAACACTTTCTATAAAGGAAAATCATTTGGCCATTAAGATTTCGATCATTTCAGTCACCACTGAGCAGGCGACTGCCAAGAACGGTAAGGCGTACAACAAGCTCAATGTGGCGTACAAGAATCTGACGTTTAAGGGTAAGGTTGAGGGAAAGCAGTTGTTCCCGTTTGGTAACAAAGAGGTATACACGACACTACAGAACGCTTCTCCGGGTGACGTGTTTAACATCGAGGTACAGAAGAATGCACAAGGTTATAATGACTGGATTGCAGCCACTCCTAGTACTGGGGAAGATGTTGCTAACGCTGTTATTGATGGTGGCGGGGCCACTTCGTTCCCTGCTGGGCGGGGACAAACGGGGGGAAATGTGAACTACCAGAAGCGAGACTATGAAACTGCCGAAGAGCGGGCCAAGAAACAAATCTATATCATTCGCCAGTCCAGCATTTCTAGTGCTATTGATCTTCTTAGCACTGGTGCTAAGTCTCCTCCTAAGGTAGAAGAAGTCTTGGAGGTGGCTAAACGGTTCGAGGACTTCGTGTTCGGTACGGAGATTCCGGCTGAGGGTGCTCCTGGTCTGGTGGAGATGGATGACGACATCCCGTATTGATGCACAAACGGACAGCCTTCGCAAACAAGTGGAGGCTGTTCAACTGAAGTACATTGACTCGGTGTCGGAGATTTTCCGCAGCATGGAGAATCTTCGCATTGCCCATTGCAATAACAAGTACGACCTGATGGAGGAGACGCTGTTGCGCATTACTCGTGCTGCCAACGAGGCGTACCGTCAGATACCTGTGTTGAGGTTGCATGCCTAGCAAGACAAAGAAACAGGCCAGGACGATGGCCGCAGCAGCACACAATCCGGAGTTTGCTCGTAAGATGGGCATCCCACAGAAGGTGGCTAAAGAGTTCAATCAAGCTGACAAGGGGAAACGCCCGAGGAAAACTAAATGAAGTACAAAATATATGAGTACCACTGGATGGATCATTGCGAGCGGAGTGAATGGGTTTCACTAGACTCGGTTGCTCGGGAGCCCTTCGTGATCAAGGGTGTAGGCATACTAGTGGGCAAGGATAAACACCATTACTACTTTACCCAAGGTATTACTCCTGTTGGGCGGTGTAACAGTGTGATGGTAGTCATGCGCAAGAATGTAGTTAAGCTTCGCCCGCTCGGTTCTGTAGATTATCAATCAGAATGATTGCACTGATTGATGGCGACATCCTGGCATATCGGTGTGGGTGGGCAAGCGATAACGAGGACGAGGGTATTGCGATCTTCCGTCTTGATGAGCTAGTCTCACGCATTCTGTACGATACTGGGGCTGACGAGTTTCGTATCTTTGTGTCTGGAGGGGAGAACTTCCGTAATCGGATCAATCCAGACTACAAGGCGAATCGTGACGGAAAGCCTCGTCCCGTACACCTCGGAGCACTGCAAGAGCGGTTGTTGACTTTCTGGAAGGGCGAGTTGATTGTGGGCATGGAGGCGGACGATGCGCTTGGTATTGCCCAAACAGCGAACTCTGAAGCAGAAGTAGCATCAGTTATCTGTAGTATTGACAAAGATCTACACCAGATCCCAGGACAGCATTACAACTTTGTGAAGAACGAGTGGACAATCGTGTCTCCACTGGAAGGGACTCGTTTCTTCTACAAGCAGATGTTGATTGGGGACACAGTGGACAATATCATAGGCGTGCCTCGTATCGGGAAGGTTAAAGCAAACAAGCTGCTTGATCCGATTGATAACGAGATTGAGATGTGTGAACTGGTTCGAGACAAGTATAACGACGACGAACGGTTCATGATGAATGCACGATGCCTATACATCCTAAGACGACCAGAGGAAGAATGGAACCCTCCGTACCCTTTTACTGCCTCTCCTACGGCGGAACAATCGTAAAGGTTTATGATTATAACGAACAACAAGCACGACCTTTTATTGGAGCTTGGTACGCAGAACTTGACGACGGTGAGGGACGATGGGTTCCTGGAACGTGGCACAAAGACGGTACGTGGGTAGGCGATGGCACGACGGCGCGGTCGATTGACCTCAACTTCTCAACGGCGAAAGCGGTTACATCCGTACAAGAGTTTACTGGAGGTCAAAGTACAGGAGCTAGTTCCTGACCTTCCGTACGAAAAAGACAAAATCAAATACACAGTTGAGCACACATACAATCCCGACTGGACGGTATCCCCTGGTGTTTACATCGAAGCAAAGGGACGATTTACTGCTGCGGATCGTGCAAAACACCTTCACATTAAAAAGCAACATCCAGACGTGAAGGTATACTTTGTGTTTGAGGCACCATATAACACCCTGTCTAAGCGAAGCAAGACCACCTATGCAGACTGGTGCGAGAAGCACGGCTACGAGTGGACTACCGTTAATCAGGGCATACCGGAGCACTGGCTCCAACAAGGAGAATAACAATTAAAGTCGACAAAACTGTAGAGCTGGAAGACGGCTCGGTTCAATTTACTGGTACCCTGCAAGGCAAGGAACTGGATTTCGTAATTGAGGTAGGACTTGGATATCTGCTAACCAAAGGAGCGATTCCATTTCTTAGCCGTACTCCTGATGATGCTTCTATTGTGCGTGAGCTTTCTGAGACGATCCAATAATGAGAGAGAAGTGGTTTGCATTTATTGACAGGTTTCCTCGTCTGCATCGCGTGATCTGTGGCTTGCTTATACCAGTAGTACTTACTATCGATGTTCTTGCGCTACTTATCGTTCTGTTGCAGAGTGTGGGGATCGTGGCTTGGTACCTTATTTCGGACTTGTGGAAAGTGTTTAAACAGTATTTTAGGTTTGTGTTTACTGGAGTACGATGAGCAAGATCTGTGTAATACCAGACGTGCAGGCGAAGCCGGGGGATGACTTCGGCTTCCTTAATCGGATTGGTCGGTATATTGTCGAGAAGAAGCCGGACGTTATTGTGTGTCTTGGGGACTTCGCTGACATGCCTTCTCTGTCGTCATACGATGTGGGTAAAAAGAGCTTTGAAGGGCGTCGATACAAAAAGGACATCGAAGCTGCCCACCAAGCTATGGAGGCCCTTCTGTCCCCTCTCGTGGATTACAACGACGCGGCACGGCGCAATCACCGTCCCAGGTACAATCCCCGCAAAGTGCTGACATTGGGAAATCATGAGAATCGGATCAACCGGGCGGTGGAGGACGATCCGAAGCTGGATGGAGTACTCTCTACTGATGACCTGAAGTACGAGTCGTACGGTTGGGAGGTTTATCCTTTCCTTGAACGGGTATACATTGACGGTATCGCCTTTAGCCACTACTTCGTAACTGGTGTAGCAGGGCGGCCTGCTTCCAGTGCAACAGCCATGTTGCGGAAGACGAAGATGTCTGCCATTGCTGGCCACCAACAGGGTATCCAGATTGCAACGGATTATCGTGCAGATGGAGCAATGATTACAAACATTATTGCCGGATCTTGCTACGAACACTCTGAATTTTATCTGGGGCCGCAGGGCAACAATCATTGGCGTGGCTTCCTTATGCTTCACGAAGCCAATAATGGCACTTTTGACTTTATGACCGTTTCTCTAAACTATATAAACCAGCGCTATGGAAAGTAGCAAAACACAGCAGATCTTTGAGCTGACTGCTCCGTATAAAAATCCATATCAGGGCACAGACGCAAAATTGCTTTTTGTCTGCTCTGCCGGAATACTTCGCAGTGCTACTGCTGCTAACCTGTTTGCTCGAAAGGGCTATAATACGAGATGCTGTGGAACGTCTGAGTACGCTCTTATCCCACTGAGCGCCAATTTGATTGCGTGGGCCGATAAGATTTATTTTGTTCATCCAAAAAATCATATGGAAGCTCAGCTCACTTTTCAGCACGTTCCTGAACTTTTAAATAAAATTCAGAGTGCGTCTGTACTAGATATTCCCGATATCTTCGACTATAATGAGCCTACACTACTTCGTCTTCTCGAAGAGCAGGTAAAGGTTTAAACATGAGCAACAGTAACGAAATCGGTCTGAAATATGACCAAGAAAAACCACGGATGGATCTCCTCGACCCAGAGTTTCTGGAGGGAGTCGCCAGAGTGCTCACCTTTGGGGCTCAAAAAAAATACGCCCCAAACAACTGGCGTAACGGCATTAGCACTAGTCGCACTATCGCTGCTGCCCTTCGCCATATCAGCGCTTACAATCGTGGGGAAGATGTTGATCCAGAGTCTGGTTATTCCCATCTCTACCACGCTGCCTGCTGTTTGATGTTCACTGCGTGGACCGCTAACCATAAGCCGGAATTCGATGACCGTTATAAATACTAATTGGGAGCCGTACATTGAAACACAGTCCGGCCGAAAGTTTACGTTCCTTTCTCCGAAGCCTGACGATATCGACATTACTGACATTGCGCATGCCTTATCTCAGCAGTGCCGATACAATGGCCATTGCAAGACGTTCTATTCCGTCGCTGAGCACTCCGTGCTGGTTGCATCAAGGTTGCACCCTGGAATTGCACTTGCTGGTCTCCTCCACGATGCAGCAGAAGCATACCTTAGCGATATACCTTCCCCGATCAAACATTATCTTCCTGACTACGAGAAGCTTGAAGCGGGCATAGAAGAGGCCATCTTCAAGAAGTTCCACATCTGGGATACGGTGCAGGAACACAAAGCAGCGATTAAGAAGGCCGACCTAGAACAGTTAGCTACCGAAGCCCATTACCTGCTGGTGTCGAGGGGAGAAGATTGGTCTTGGACTAAGGAAGCAAACATTAAGGTAGACGAAACACGGAAGCCCTTGGGCATGCCACCCGGACAGGCATTTGCTGTGTTCATGGACTATTACATGTACCTTACCAAGAAACAAAAGAGTCGTATTTGGATTCCTAATGCAGCATGAAAGATGAACTAACTCTTGAGGAGCTGAAACAGCGGATTGTCCAGCAGATGGATGAGCTGTATCTGCTTGAACTTCTCAACATCACCACTGAGGAATTGGTGGATCGTCTCACTGACGACATCATCGACCACTTCGATAAAATCAAGGAAGCACTTGAATGAGCAACAAGAACACCTGGGTAACTAAAAAGAAACGTATTGCTGAACAAGCAAAGCAGGAGTGGGATAAAATGGTTAAGGAATACGAGAAGCATGCCCAGGAAAGAGATGAGCAGCTTCCTTGGTGGGATCAAGAACACGACAAAATTTGGCTGGAGAATGAGTAATGTGGAATCCGTTTCGTAATACGGGCTTTGCCTGCGGGCTACAACCTGGATTGATCTTTGGCATTGAGATAATGCCGGGGGATTCAATGGAAGGGGAGGGAGTCGAGATTGAATCTGGAATCACCTTTCATCTTGGTCCGTTCTTTTTTGTTGTGTTCTGGTTTCATGAAGTAGAAGAGTAAAAAATAAGCCCCCAAGGATTTCGGTCCAAGGGGGCTTTTCTTATATGTACTTCTTGGCAAGGTTGTAGAGCCGTTCCCGGTCTTCCATGCCATTATAACCACCGTTAATGCGTTTGGTGCATCCACGTAGGTCTTCCGCATCTGCGTACGAATTCAGTCGTTCGTTCCACCAATACCAGCAAGCAGACTTAACTGCAAACTCCGGAGATTCTAGGTATTCGGGGTTGTTGATTAAATCCACATCTAGAGACATCAGCAGAAGGGTGTAATTCTTTGCACCCGTGATCTGTATCAATCCCCTTCCTTTGTATTTAATCCCATCCCCCTCATCCCAGTTCCCCAGGTCAGCACGTCCCTCATAGGCTTGGCCACTTGCCAGCTCTTTGACGTAACGAAGTTCTCCCGATTCGTGGCCAATCTGAGCAAGGAACATACGAACACGCGGTGGCGTATTAATCTCGAACTGTTCCATGCCCTCGATTAAGTATGGGTAATACTTATCTATATTGGCCTTGGTAGCATGGGGGAAGACCTTTTGTAAGGTCTCTTTTGTTATCATCGCGGCTCGTTATAGAGTTGATAACGTTGGACAGAGCTATACGATCCAGAAGGAACGCCTTGACCGCGCTGTTTGCGGGTTTGCATTGCCTCCTTGACACGAGACTCTAGCCGAGTTACGAAGGTTGCAGGATCGCCCTTGTACTTCATGTAGTCAGCAAAGGCAGCATCCAAGGTTTCCTTAGAGATGCGACCGTTAATCATGAACTCCCGTACAGGAATGTCCAGCGTTGCGTCCTGCTTCTCCTGGAAATGCCTCATCCGCTCTGTAGCAGCAAAGGTGTCTTCTCGCTCTCGGTTTTCCCTCAATGAGGTCAGCCCGGCTTTCCGAACATTCCAGTCGAACTCGGTACGTTTCACTTCCTTCATGCCCGTACGGGGATTGATGAAATCGTCGCCCTTACGGAACCACGCATCCTCTTCAAATCCACGGAACTGGCGAGGAGTGGCTTGATATGCCAAGTTCTTAGCACTAAGCTCGTCACGCTTACTCGCAGCGTCGATAGCCGCCTTAGCAATGTCTCCCACAGTGCTGGTAGCCGGAGAAACCTTCCACGGCATCGAGAGCACATTCTCATCCACTAGGGGGTTGAATGCGAAACGGCCTTGGAAGTTGATTCCAGTCATAGAACTGAGACCACCCGTCTTAACCCACTCGGGGAAGTCCTTGAGGGCAATGTCACGTATTTGCATCGGACCTTGATCGCTAAACTTGCTGGTGGTTAGCTTAACAAGGTTGTCAAGGTCAGGTGCCCCAGGCAAGCCCTCCACGCCCACCATGTACATCATCATACCCACGGCAGCCGCAAAAGCCGCTTTGTCCTTCGCAGCCAATGTCCTTAGATAGCCAAGCTGTCCATGCATGTAGGTCTTGAACTGAGACAGCAAGGAACCTCCGACTTGTCCACCAAACTTGCGGTAGACGTAGGGACGTTGGAACTCACTGTAGTCAATCATGGCACTCTGTGTCATGTTCTTAGCAGTCTGGAACATCTCCTGCTTGTCTTTGAACAGTGTCGGATCTTTGGACCATGCTTCCCGAAGGATACCTGCCATCGTGAGAAAGAACGGAGGACGGGTTGCCGTTTCCGCGATGCGGGGTAACGCGTTCCCGAACTTCTCAATACCACGACGGACACGGCCTTTAGTGGAGTCCAACGCAGCTTCTGTTTCCGAGAACGACATCAGACCGTGCTCGTCTGCGAACTGCATAGCTTCCTTGATGAATCCGTCTGGCTTGTCCTTCGACACCATATACTTCATGGCATCTATCCACGTACCTAGCGCAGCTTGCTGTACTTCTAACAAATTGAGTTTGGACAGTTTAGCCGCTACCTTAGCTTGAGGAATGCCGTTAATGATGGGCTGAAGCATCTGGATTATAAAGTTCGTTACATCCAGCCCAAGTTGGAACATCTGAGTGAAGCCCTTCAGTTCCTGTACCAGTTTGCGAGGAGCATTGCGACCGAAACCAAGCTGCTTGGCCATGCCGTCTACAAGCGTGTCCAGCGCCTTACCTGTAAAATAGGTAGTCTGTCCTGTGATGTTCCGCATGTAGTTCTCCACAGCGTCCACAGCATTGGGAGCCGCCGCTTTAACCTCCGGATCGTTCAAAAGCTTCTTGACTTCGTTCAGAGGCTCTTGCATCAAGTGATGATAATAGCCCTGCTCCGAATACCGTATATAGCTTTCATACGCTTCCCGAAGGTTCTCCGCTTCCGACTTCCACGGCTTATTTCCGTCGAATCCACCCACCTGTTCCCGGGCACGAGTTTTATCGTGTACACCGAAGTTGTAGATGTTGCGGGTTTGGGCCATGTCCCGTCCTTGGATCATTCCAGCCAGGGCCAGATTATCAATAGGTCCGGTGGACAGCAAAGCTTCCAGATCGTGGAGTCCAATGATTCCCTTATCCCACATAGGACGGTCATTCATATCACGTCGAGCAGGTTCGGTAATCGTGTACTCACTCCGGTCAAAAGTCTTCTTTGCCCAGTTCATCGCCCGCTTCATCTCATGAGCATCCTTGGCGTTAAGGACGTAAACTGGACGCTTCTCTTTGTTGTACACGATAGCGATGTAATCGCCAGAGAAGTTGTGGGGGAAGTACCCCTCTAGTTGTCCGCCCTTTCCACCAAGCTTGTAGATGGCCTCGTTGTTTCGGTACACTGATTCAATGAAGGCAACTTGGCGATCATTGAGTCCCTTGGCGTACAGCTCCTCGGGAGTAAACCTCTTGCCTGCCTGATCTCCTTCCAAAAGGGTTCGCATTGCTGGCTCGAACTCGTTCTTTTTCAGACGATTCTTGAGAGTGGCAACACCGTCCTTCGAGTTGAGGTACTGGTCAATCATGTGCTTAGCTGGGCCGTCAACATAGTCCGAAATCATGGTGCTAAAGAACCGCACCAGGGGATGGCCTGTCCGAATACCCAGGTTTCGAGCCCCAGAGGATACAGACTGGGCCTTCATCGGCTTAATGTCCGGGGAGGTCAGCGTAGCTTCCTTGGCGGCCTGAGGGGTATTTACAGGCTTATAATCCTCAAGGCCAGGGACTTTTTTTATTGGATCTTCCTTACCGCTGGAAGCAAGCGCACCGAACAGAGGCTTACCCATTTCGGCCAGCTTATCCAAACCCTTGGACAGCGCTTCACCAAATACGGCCGGATCGACGGAACCACGCTGAGACCGCGCAACACGGTTCAGACGTTGTGTCAACTCATCAACTTGTTTGGTGAGCCTCTCGCCGGGTTTAGAACGGACCTGTTCACTAATATTCTTTCGAGCCGTGTCAAGGCGCCTCTCCGCAGCAGCCACTTTACGTTGCTGTGCTTGAATCTCTCCAGCCGACTTTCCTTCTGCTTCCATCTTGGCTAGACGTTCTTCCATGTTCTTGAGGTGCGTACGGGCACCACGAACGATAGGATGGTCATCTATCCTGGCCTCGATAGCTTGCTCCATGCGAACACGAGCTTCCTCTTGGGCAACACGACTGAAAGCTTCTTGCTGACTGGGCCGGTCAAAGAGTCCCGGCTGCATTCCATCCATCGTGCTTAGGTACTGCTCGTAGGCAGCATCTATGTCCTCCGGACGACGGTACACCGTTCCTTGCTCTTTTTCGAGATTGGCAATAGTTTGCTCAAACTCTTCCCGAGTCAGGGCACGAGGAAGTTCCTCATTCCCGAACTGATCGAACTCTCGGTACATGTTGGTGTACGGATCGAATAGCTCAGCCTGTTCGGCTTTACCTAGAACTTCGTGCGTCTTGGCCGCTTCCTCAACTTGCCTCAGTTGTTCCGGAACATCCGCAGCACGCTCCGTGCGCCCGAATAACTCCATCTGAGGAGAGTCCAACACAGTGGGCTCACCACGACGTAGTGCCTCTACGTGTCCTCCCACGTCATACGGGTTGATGGGTTGGAGTATTTCTCCTTGTATCCCCACTTCCGCAGGATTGGGGCCTTCTGGTACTTTAACTTCTTCAAACCCTTCAGGAATGTCAGACGACTTCTTGCCTCGCTTTACATCCTTCTCAAAAGCACGACTAGGCTCCGGCATAGCGTTACGTACGCCAGGATCGACACGTTCAATGACCGCGCGGCCTGCCTTGCCAGCAAGCTTGGCACCGGGGATGGGAACAACCATTGCAGCGCCTTCAGCTAGGAGTTTTTCTTTCTCTCCGCCGCCCAGGTACTCCACGCCTTTTTCGAGTCCCTCCGACAGTAACTCGAAGGGCTTCATCATATACTTATAGGTTTGATTCTCCCGTACCTCAGGAAAGACTTGGGAGGGAGTGAAGCGGGACATCGTTTCATGCATCTCGGCACGTTCCTTTGCCGGGTCTCCTCCCATTGCTACGTCATACTGTGCTTTTACCCACGCAGGAATCCCAGTCACAACACCAGAGGCAATATCCCCAATAGCCGCGCCCATACCTCCCACATTACGTAGGAACTGACCCACAACTCCCGGCTCATCTTTGACTTCCTCAAATCCCTCAGGAATGCTGTAGCCTACTAGTTCAAATCCCTCTGGTATATCGTATGCCATGTCAAATCCTT